AAATACACCGACTCACCACGAGCAGGGTCATTACCTGACGGCAAAGACTCAACAGCAGACTCATTATCAAACACCATCTTCAACTGATGCTCAGTAACCTGCTTAGGACCTTTTTCTTTCATCCAATACGGCAAAAATTTGTAACCATACTTACTTTTAGACAACAACTTCATCGCTTCACGCTCCGTGCGTGACAACATAACCACAAAACGGTCAGACCAAAAAAATGTTAGCCAAAACGCATAAGCAGCAGCCAAAGTAGAAAACCCAATCTGACGAGCCTTAAGAACTACTGAATACCTAGAGTCAAGCCAAGTACGAACAGAATCTATTTGCGCTTCACGCAACTTGAAAAGAATACGGGCACGCTCAGGATGTTTAATAAACCAATAGTTTTCACAAAAATAAACAAAAGCCGCCAACTGCTCATCAATGCTGGCATTCTCAGGACCACGACACAAACGCCATTCTTTTTCATTTAACAGTTCAGATAATTCCACTACTTACCCCAAGGCTGCCAACCATTATTGTTTCGTTCTTCAGAATACTCAAAAATAGCCAAAGCAGCACGCAAATTGATTACAGGATTAGATAACTGTGCACACGAATCCAAAACACCCTGAGACTGCAACCAGCCACTAGGAAAGTATCTACTAGGTAAACACCAAAACTGGTTAATTTGCATCAAACCCCTAGAACCACCATTCGGGTCAGATGAATTAAATACACTAGGCATACACCTAGATTCACGCCACATCACATAATCCAACTTAGATATATGCGACCTAGACCAACCCACTTCCAACGCATCACCAAGCCAATGCCCACACTTGCCAACCAACTCCTTGGAGACAGCATGAACATTAGTTGCAGGCATGATTAAACAAATAGCAACAATAGATAAAAACCATTTACGCATAAACACCATCCTAACGGATTGTTATTTCGGTTGTTCTACAAACTCTTTCACCGCTACAGGGACATCATTCCCAGCAACATAACGAATATGCCAAGGCTCAGATTGAACCTCGTGACTGAAACCAAACTTGTCCTCGTTAGCCAACAGCCACTCCAATATCTTACCATTAGCATTAGCAACATCAACAGCCAAACCAAGCATGTGACGGCTACAAGTTTTAGCATCATCGTTCGGTGCAGCCAAAGGCGCTAAACCTTTTTTAAGCCACCATTTCTGACCATTCCAAGTACGACTAGTAGAATTAGCAACAGGTTCTTTTCTGTAGCGTTGCAAAAACGCAGCCTTTTGCTGGTCAATGCTACGAAACTGGTCACCTAAACTAGTTGGCTTCAAAGTAATACCATCTTTAGCGGCAGCAGCAACCATCGCATCCCACGCATCCGCAGCACACAACTCCATTTTGCCGCCACTAACAGTTTTACGCAAAATATCTGGCGTAACCTGACTAGGTTTCTTCCCTGCTAAATGGCTACAGTATTTTACTGTAACAACAGGATACGGCATTATTTGCCGAACGCCTTGCTGATTTCATCAGCCGACAACTCGCCATCAACACTGGCGGCAGCCAACTTTTGAACAACACCAAACAACGCTGTTAGTCCAGCCACACCAGCAGATTTAACAACATCCACACCCAAAATAGCGCCACCAGTCACAATTGGCAACGCACTAGCAATAAACAGCGAAACCAAACGCTGTACGAGGTCTAAACTTTTTGCAATCATATTATTCATTGTTATCCTTTTGACTAAAAGTGATTATGGAATGCACCATAATCGCCATACCAGTAAGAAACGCTGCCTGTCTAAGAGTAGGACCAGACAAAGTAATCAAAACCATGCCAGTTCCCGCCCATGTCCACGCATTATCCACAAGGTAATCCAATATTTTTTTCACTATCGTTTAACCTTAGGGGCAGGCAACATTGTCAATGTTGCTCCAATAGCCACCAAAGTACGCCGTTCGCTAACAGGAATGTTTGACCCAGTTGGCACATAACTTTCAAATTGTGAACCAAAAATGTCAATCACCGCCTCAAATGCTTTACGAACTTCCTTAGGTGCTGATTGGACAGCCTCCACAATTAACGCCGCCTGTTCCTCCGACAACTCAGCGGGGACAACCTCAGAAAACAACTCTTTAGCGTCAGATTCTGTAATAACCTGCAAAACAGCCACATTAGACACCAACTCTGCGGCTTGGTCGCTAGAAACATCACTATTTAACACAGTTTCTATAATCGCTGTCACCTGCTCTGGTGTTGCTTCATCAATAGATTCTATAATCGCAGAAAACTGTTCACTGCTAATGGGTTCATCTTCAACAATTTCTGTTTTAAGGAACAATACACTGGTTGTTGATGAACTCTCTACTTCTAATAGCGTTGTTTCTGATATATCTTCCTCTGGCTGTAGCGGCTGTGTTTGCTGTTCTTTTTCGTCAAGAAGAATCTCGTCAAGAATATCGGAAACGAATGTCTCAGGAATGGTTGTCTCAACAGTATCTTCAACAGGACCGTCAGGATAGGTTGTAGTTGTTTCAGGTTCGGTGGTGTCAGGTACGGTTATGGTTTCGGGTAGGGTCACGAATGTTTCGGGTTCGGTTGTGTCAGGTACAGTTATTTCTTCGGGGTCGGTTATAAATGTTTCGGGTTCGGTTGTTTCAGTTACGACAACTATGGTTTCGGTTTCGTTTACGGTGGTTACGGGTTGAATCTCAATGGTGGGAATAGTGCTAGATGTTTGAGTTGATGTATAAGGCGGTTCAGTTGTTGTTGTCGTGGATGTGGTTGTTGATATCTGAATTGGCTCTGTGGTTATGGTCACTGCTGTGGAAGGGATTACTGTAATTGTCGTTACAGGGACACTGGTTGTCTCCGCAATAGTAGTACTTGTCGTTGTCGTAGTCGTGGATGTTGTACTTGGCTCCCATGATGTTGTAGTCTCCTGAATGGTAGTAGTAGTAGATACATTATTTGTAGTAAACACCTCATCAGGCACAATCACCCAGCCTTGATTGTCTATGTTCCATGCGAGCATGATGCACGAGTTCCCGCCATGCTCATACATCCACACATCAAAGGCGTTGCTACCAGATTCTAAGGTGAGTTCGCCTGACATCATCCATGAGCAACCTTGGTCGTTCCAGTTGCCGAATGTGTTGCCGTCAATCTCCATCTCGCCGCCGTCATCTGTGGCGAGCATGAACTTAATCGTGTCGTGTTCAGGTATGTCAATAAAACCTGCCATGTGAACCATAAACAAGTCACCCGTGCAATCCTCAAATAACTCGTAGTCGTAGTTGCGGTTGATGTTGTTCTCAACCTCTGTTCCGCAAACTAGATATTCGGTGTCCGACTGGACTGGCGGTATTTCGTCAATCGTGTAATAGGTGGTTTCTATTCCTAGGATTGGTTCAGCATTAACAGTTTGCGCCGTAAGCGCAAACAGGATTGCTGGTAGCGGTATCAGCCACCTAGATAAAGTCTGGTTGCGGTGCTTGAATCGTGCCATCATCACCAAAATAACATTCAGCGTTCACAGCCTGAGCCAAAGCCAAAGCCTGCGTATGTGTTTTCTCGGTGAAGTTCCATTTGTCTAAACCTGTCAAATCAACATCGTTCCACACATAACCCAAAACGGTTTCGCTATCTAGCATCAGACCGCCCGATGCTTGACCGCCACGAGAACGAATCAACGGTTCAGGTGTTGTGCCTTCAGGTCGTTTAATAGTCCATGTTGCATATTTCATTGTTGTAGTTCCTTTACTTTTGCTTGTTGTGCTTCAATCATTGGTTGTAGTACACCTATCTGGTCTAGGGCTTCTAGGTGCGCCCAGTTCGGGCTGCCTGTCATACCTTGCAGGTTTGCTTGCCGACCCAAACGCTGCTGCCAGTAGTCAGGTTGTGATGCATCTATCTGTTCACGGGTGAAATGCGGTATCTGGTCATAGATTTCTATGAGTGTGTCGTATTCTCGGACAGCACCAATAGCGACAAGCCGTGTGCGTTCTAAACCAAGTTCTTTGATGTCGGCTTCTACTTGGCTGATGCGGTCACCTTTTTCACGCAAGTCTTCAATCTCGTATTCTGTTTTGCGTACTTGCATGGCGACTTCTTTTATCGTGTAGTGGAGTGCTTCTAGTTCTCGGCAGACTTGTACGAATTGCATTTCGGGTGTGTCGTGTGCGCCGATAACGAAATGTTCTAACTGGTATCGGGTGCGTGGCATCTGCACTTCTGTGAGCGAGAGTTGGATATCTTCACGCATTATGAAACACCGTTAAAATCACAACCTGCGCCATAGTAAGCATTAACACTACAAGC